ATAAATTCTGACACGATACATCGTAACAGTTTGCTTAATTTGAGTACGCCAACCCTCCCATGCCCGACATAATTCTGAGCACGTTGTAGTTGGTGGCATAGACACGGACCTTGGCAGTCTTGGTTCCCTCAACGGTGGCGTTGGAGAGGACAAGCTGTAAAGTGGCGTTATCTATTCTGGAGAAGTTGCACGTACCTGAAGGTTGGTGTTCCTCAGGGCGGAGGGCAAAGGAATACACGTTGATACCCTCATCAGGGCATCTGGTGTGAGCCTGGTAGGGCTGGACCCACGAGAAGTAGGTTCCTTCGCGCTCAGAGAAGCGGTCCTGGCCGTTAAGCTGGAGCTTGGCAGTCACGACGGGGTTCTGTCCCCAGCAGTGCATGTCCAAAGAAGACTCAGTCAAAACGAATGTGCCGGCATCAGAGACAGTTGAGTTGTCAAGGTGGCCGTTGGACAAGTCCTTGAGGGCAGCGAGGATAGAGGGGTCAACTCCGAGGTCGGGGTTCTGGGGAACGGCAACGCCTCCCAAGTTGGCCTCATTATAAGGGTTTTGGGGACCGTGCCAGTATCCAGTGAAGCCAGCGGGGATATCATAGTCAAGAGCACCAGCATCGTTGAAGAGACCACGGGCATCAATGTAAGCACGAGAGTCAGAAGCAACAGAGGCGGGGCCACCGAAAGCATGGATGGCGTTGGGGAGCGCATCGATGGCATCAGTGTAGTTGAAGGGTTGGGCACCTAGGACCTTGAACAAGAGAGCATCGCACACAAGGGACGAGCAATAGTCAACGTTCTGATCGGGCTGGACAACCCAGATAAGCTCCTTAACGGGGTGGTTAAAGTTGAGCTTGATCTTGTTAGATGATGAACCAACGGACTCATCACCAGTGAATTGGAGCTGGGTGATGAGGTACTCGTGGGGGTTCTGGGCGAATCTGCGGCGCTCGTCAGTGTCCAAGAACACATAGTCAACGTACAAAGAGGCAGCAACAAGTGACTGGTTGTAGGCGATGGCGGCAGGGACGGGGCGACCGGGGGCATATTGGCCAGAGGCGGTGATGGGGTTGGACGCATTGGAGTTGCAAGACAAGGTGGTGACGGCCCACAAGCACTCGTCAATAGGACGGATGTCGAGGTTGATCTTGACCTCGTGGTACTGCAACGCGATCAAAGGGAGGGCCAAACCAGGGTTGGTGCAAAACCAAAACTGGAGAGGGATATAGAGAGTGGTCTCAGGGAGGGCGTTTCTGGGGGCGCAAACTTGACGGGGAGCCAAGGAGTCGCAGGGGCCATCAACCTCAGAGAAAGAGGGGTCAGTGATGAAGGTGAGCTGGGTGGTGTTACCAATCATCTTGAAATAACCTCTTTGCTGCTCAGAGGTCATGGTGAGCTGGTTCCAGATGTGCATCCAGTCACCATATTGGCGGTCAATTCTTTGTCCACCGATCTCAACCTCAACCTGAGCAATAATTTGCTCGCCGGGGAAGTCCAACCAACGAGCATAAACACCGGAACCGGAGCCAACAGCGAATGAGGCAATGCCCATAAGCTGGTTAATCTCAGGAAGAGTGACTTGCAAGTAGGTTCTGTAAGCAAGATCACCATTTCTGGAGATAACGCATTGGACTCTGCGTCCAAAATCGGCCTGGCCGTTGAAAGTTTGCTCAATCGATTCGATGGCAAAGTTAGTGTATCTTCTGTAAGTGACCTTCCAGAAGGTGATTTGAGGATTACCTGTACATTTCCTCTACCTTATTTTTCAATAAGGATTAGACTATATCTTAAAATGAATTTATTCTATTTGTTTATTTTCTTTACTCAAAACTAGTTCTTTATTAAATATAAATTCACTCGAAAACCATTTAGTCGTTGAACCTTCCTCTTTAAACTTTTCTATTTTTTCAATAATATAATTTATTTGTTCCATAATGATATTTTTTTTAGATGAATTGTATTTTACGGTAACTGGCATCATATTTGACCAATTCCAGCACTTAAATTTTTCGTCTTCAAGAGACAAATCAAATTTACATACTGGAATTATGTGGTCAATTGACCAATAAGACCCATAATTTTCCCAGTTCATTTCTTCTGTAAAATTGTATTCTAACCATTCTCTAAAATATTGAATATTACATCCAATATAATTCATAGTAGTGTCATTTTTATTCAGAACATTTCGTAATCTAGCAGCTAGTGATTTTTTAATTCTGTAATTCATATTTGTATTACGTTCATTTTTACACCATTCCGTTTTTTGTTCTTTTAAAAATGTTGGATAACAATCAAGACAAATCTTTTTTTTATAATGTTTTTTCAACTTGGCAAAATTATATAATATCTTTTCAGTATTACATTTTTCGCAAATTGTTACACAATTATTCAACCGTTTTTGTCTTTGATTTTTTTTTCGCAGTTTATCCATTTCATTCAAACATTTTTTACAGGTATTTGAATATGAATTGTTAGTATATTGTCTAAATTTATCAATACACCTTTGGGTTTCACATTTAACACACTGTTTTTCTACTATTTCCATTTATATCAATATGTTACATAATATCTATATTATTTCATTTTGTTTTGTTTCATTTCATTTTGTTTCATTCTGTTTTTTAATTTTATAAAATTTAAAGAGGCTTGGATGCTCATTGCCCATTTATTTCAAACTTTTGTATCAATAAAGTTTAAAATCATCTTATTCATTTTTACTATACCCAAGTTTTTTGTCTTGGCCACAACTCTCTCACAAAAGTTGCTTAGTAGAATAAGCTTTAGGGGTTTCAAGCAGTTTGATTTTCTCACTAGGGATTTTCATACTAAACATTTTATTTAGTATCCCTAATTAACATCAGTGGATCTTTTTGGATGCCACAAAGGGTTTTATGAATATCTTATTGATTTGATATTCCCCGATGTTTTTCTACCCTACAGGTTTTTAAGGTAAACATCTTGCGATGATCCCATGACTTTCGTACACAGGGCAGAGTACACCTTAGGAAATCTCAGGAGTGCTTATTTCCTTCATTGATTCCCGACTGCCGTCTACTCGTTGAACCTTCATCTTAAATCTGGCATTCCATCTTTTTAAAAAGATGGAGGCAAAATAAATTAATTAAAATGCCTCCAAATTTTAAAAGATGAATTATATTACTTGAGATTTTTTGCTCCACTTTTCTCAAAAGTGGGATTTAAGATATTTGGCTGCGGATTGCCCAATCTTTAACATTTTTACTATGCCATTGGTTATTATCCTATGGTATTATTTATGTCACCACAAATAAGTAGTAGTTAAAGCTCTAAGGGGGTTCCCGACAATTTGACAATCTTGCAAATTATTAAATATTACTAAATAATTCACTAGCGAGTTATATAATTAAAACACCTTCCTCTAAAGTGTCTCAATTCGTATATTTACACTGTTTCCCTGTTATGGTGATATACGACCCATAACAGCAGCTCACTGTTGGCACCCAAGTTGTTAAGCGCCGTAAGCTACGAGTTGCATAAGTCCGCCTCCCATTTTATATTATTCCTAAAGAAAATAATTTTTGGAATTCTAATTTAATTAAATTTTAACGACAATTAAAATCTAATTAAATACCTACATATTATTTCAATATATTATTAATGTTTACATTTTCCTTCATAAATATGGATAAATATTGCTCATCAAATACTTCTTTTTTGCCCTCATGGTTTTTGGTAAAAATATAGGATTCTTTTCGTTTCTTAATAGACCAACCATTTTCTAAAGCATTGTATAAAAACACCATTTTTTGAAATTTTATTTTATCTACATTCAGGTCTAATTGTTCGTTATTGTTATTTGTTATTTTAATATCAATGTCCATGTCCATCATTAAGATAGATATTGAAACAATAATTAATCTTTAAACTTATATATTTTAATATTTGGGTTGTCTAAAATATTACAACTAACAAAAAACAAAACAAAACAAAACAAAACAAAACAAAACAAAACAAAACAAAACAAAACAAAACAAAACAAAACAAAACAAAACAAAACAAAACAAAACAAAACAAAATAAAAATAAATACTTTTCCAAAATATCTAATTAAACAAGATTTTAGTTGTATTATATAATGCCATCATTCAAGCCTAAGGCTAACAAAAAAATAAAGGTCTGTAAAAGATATTCTACTACTTTAGATGGAAAACATAAGGAAATAATGACTGATTTTTCAAAAGATGAATACGATATAATTCCTAGATTAAAAGAGGAAAAACATTCATTGTTTGCCAATTTAGATAATCCCAATTTATCCATTGAACAAATTATGGAAATCAAAGACCGTATTAAAGAAGTAAATGAGAGCATAAAGGAACTAAAGGCGCGGAAAACCAATTACTTTTTGGATAATTCTAAATATATTTTTGAGTATTTTGAAAACAAGAAAAACATTGATAATAAGGATGACGGTGAAACCGGAAACAGTTCTAAAAGCCAGATGCTGTTTAATTTC